CCGTTAATATCAATGATTGGAGAATTCAGTATTTCCAACCCGGCAGCAATGGGCGGGTATTTTGAACTGTCTTCATTGAATTTAATCGGCAGCCAGGACAGCTCAGATGTTCTTTTATTGCAGGGCAGTCAGGGAGCGATGAAGCTGGAAAGGTACACTGTAAAGGTGCTCAATCCGGCGGGCAACGGAATAACAGAAGCCACTACATGGGAAACCATGCATATTCTTGGCCTTATCCGTGGTCCTGCTACAGGAGATGGTTCGTGTACTGGAATCGGTCTGAATATTAAATCTGACGACACTATTGGTCAGATTAATATGAAACAGTACCTGAATGTCAACGTGATGAAGATGGGATATGGTATCCGCGCCGGGCGTCGTGAAAAAGCTAACGGGACTTTAGGACCTTTAGTTTTTACTGGCGGACAAACTTCTGGCGCAGACCACTACGGAATGTGGCTGGATGGCGGGGTAATTTCTTTCAGTTGTACCGGCATGCAGCATGAGGGTAGTAGAAAAAACGGGCTCAGAATAGATAATATTCTGGAAGATGGTGGCGTGAGCACTGACCTGGCTCGCACTATTAATTTTAAGCAGAACTACTTTACTGGCTGTGGGTCTGTTGATGACCACTCTCCAGACAGTTACGGTGTTTATATTGCAAATGGTGATGGAATTGAACTGGATACACCGACGTTTAACCTGTCCCGTAATGGTATTGGATTTGATGCACAAAATGTCGATAACCTGTTAATTCGTCGTCCGCATTTCCGCACGGTTAGTGACTACGGCAAAGCGCAGGGCTTTGGTATTCGCTCTTTTTCAGACGGCGTCCCTTCAAAACGCCAGTATCTTGAGCATCCTGTTTTTAACCAGGCACATGCCACGCAGATTGATGATAAAGCCCGTGAGATTTTTGGTCGCGGAGCGGCAGGAGGTCGAATCTCATTTTCGACAAACACACCGACGCCGAGCATTATTCACGGCTCAGGCTCAGGGAATGAGTCGTACCACATCCTCAATTTTAACAACACGACAGCCACCACTATTACCAATATTACCGGCGGCACGCCCTATCAGCGCCTGCTGATTACATTTTCAAACGATGCAACCACGATACAGCACAGCAGCAATATTGTTCTGCGTGGCGGTAAAGATGTTCAGGGAACGGTAGGGAAGACGCTGGAGCTGTACTACACGGGGTCATTCTGGCATGAGGTGGGAGACCCGGTCAGGTCGCTCACCGGAACCAGCGCTAATCGTCCATTCAGTACAGCGTTTCCCGGTATGGAATATTTCGATACCACGCTGAATAAACCCATCTGGCGTAATGCGGAAAATAACGGCTGGGTTGACGCGGCGGGTAATGTGGTCTGATTAATGTCCCGCCCCGTGGGGCGGGTAATATTATTTACTAATGAGGTAATCTCATGTCTTTTGTAATAAATAAAACGCTGGAGGCCAGCGTTATTGCGGACAGTGGCACGGCGATTGGCTCGGTTCAGGTCACTGTGGATGTGACCTATACAATCACGTTGATTCAGGTAATTGACGACTGCACAGCCTACGCCTCGGTATCGGCATCAGTGAATGGACAACCGCCAAGACAGGTTGACCAGTTTGAGTTTAATTACACGCTGGAGGGTGGTAAAAGCCTGTTTGAACAAGCAGAAGACAGCATTACTAATAGTGATGGTTACTCTGGAGCAACTACCGTTTAAATATGATAAATCGCGCTTTCCTGCCAAAGTTATCGACTGGTGTTCGTGTTTAGAACCTTTTTATAAAAGGTTAAATCAAATAATGAGGAACAATCACGATGAGTAAAATTTTTAAATCCATAATTACGGTGGCCGGACGGGAAAAAATAGCATCTGCCATCGTTAATGGAGATAAAGTTATTTTCTCTCAAATGTCCGTGGGGAATGGCGGAGGGAGAGCGACAACCCCAGGCGACGAGCAAACCTCATTAGTCAACGAGTGTTTCCGGACACAACTGAACAGCCTGAAGCTGTCTGATACCGAGAATATCATTATCGCGGAGATGATAATTCCGCCCGAAGTGGGCGGATTTACCATCAGAGAGGCCGCGCTGTTTGATGATGCCGGTGTGTGCATGGCAGTTGCCAATGTCCCGGAAACCTATAAACCCGCTCTTGCTGAAGGTTCCGGGCGCTTTACCATCCTCCGCATCTGGCTGGCGGTCAGCAGCACTGAAGCCGTCGAACTGGTTGTTGATCCGGGTATTGTGTTGGCAACTGTAGAGGATGTGATTAACGCCGGTAATGAAACCAAAGATTACTCCGATGAGCAACTGAGTAATCATGCGGGCTCGCGGGATCACCCGGATGCCACACTGGAGGAAAAGGGTTTTACTCAACTCAGTAACGCCATTACCAGCAGTGATCAGGATAAAGCCGCCACACCGCTCGCGGTAAGGTTGGCTGTTGAGGCGGCTATCACTGCCGCATGGGAGCTGGATAACCCTGTCGGTACCACGCGCTTTTTTAATCAGAACCTCAACCCGAATGAGCGCTGGCCGTGGTCGGAATGGGTTTACACCGGTGAAAATAAAACGATCCGGGTGGCGAAAGCAGACGGCTCAAATGTGGGCACCACCGGCGGCAGCGATAACGTCACACTTCAGCAGGCCAACCTGCCCGCCGTTCAGATTGACGTGAGCGGCGAAACCGACGAGCTGCCTGAAAAGAAACTGACCACAACGGAAAACGGTAAACACAATCATGGTGGCGTGGCCGGTAAGGACGACCCCTGGGAGATTGGCGGCGATGTGCGGCAGCTCTTTAACCCAAAAGAGCTGGGTGTGACCGATGACGCCGGAGAGCACGATCACGAAGTTACGGTACCGCCGCACAAACACACGACCACCGGCAAAACCGAAAACCTCGGTGAAGGGAAATCAATCAGCGTGGTTGAGGCCCACACACTGCTGATGTGCTGGAGCCGCGTTGCCTGATAAATCCCGGTATCAGTCTGCCCCGTTAAGGGGCTTTTTTCTGTCTGCGGTTGTGCCATTGACGGTACAACGGCCATCAACGGCTTGCGGTGAATGATTTCCCTACCATGGGTGAACCCCTAAACAGGAGATTCATTCATGGCGCAAGACTATCACCACGGCGTGCGTGTTGTTGAAGTTAACGACGGCACCCGCTCTATCACGACGGTGAGTACGGCGATTGTAGGCATGGTATGCACCGGCGATGATGCCGATGCCTCTGTGTTCCCGCTCAATAAGCCGGTTCTGCTTACCGATGTACTGACCGCCAGCGGCAAAGCGGGCGAGTCCGGCACGCTGGCCCGCTCACTGGACGCCATCGCAGACCAGGCAAAACCCGTCACCGTAGTGGTGCGTGTTGCCCAGGGCGAAACAGAAGCGGAAACCACCTCCAATATTATCGGCGGCGTAACCGCTGACGGTAAGAAAACGGGCATCAAAGCGCTGCTATCGGCGCAGTCGCAGCTGGGTGTGAAGCCGCGCATTCTGGGTGTGCCGGGTCATGACACGCAGGCTGTTTCCACTGAACTGTTAAGCGTGGCGCAGAGCCTGCGCGGCTTTGCGTACCTGTCTGCCTACGGTTGTAAAACCGTGGAAGAAGCGATTGCCTACCGCGAAAATTTCAGTCAGCGAGAAGGGATGCTGATCTGGCCTGATTTCATCAACTTTGACACGGTGCTGCAGGCGGATGCGACTGCTTACGCCACTGCCCGCGCGCTGGGTCTGCGTGCAAAAATCGACGAGCAGACCGGCTGGCATAAAACCCTTTCTAACGTGGGCGTCAACGGCGTAACAGGCTTGTCTGCGGATGTGTTCTGGGATCTGCAGGACCCGGCAACCGATGCCGGACTGCTGAACCAGAACGATGTCACCACCTTGATCCGCAAGGATGGTTTCCGCTTCTGGGGTTCCCGCTGCCTCAGCGATGACCCGTTATTCCAGTTTGAAAACTACACCCGTACCGCGCAGGTACTGGCAGACACCATGGCGGAGGCGCATATGTGGGCGGTGGACATGCCGCTTAACCCTTCGCTGGCTCGCGACATTATCGAAGGTATCCGCGCCAAAATGCGCAGCCTGGTAAGTCAGGGCTACCTCATCGGCGGTGATTGCTGGATTGATGACAGTGTGAATGACAAAGACACGCTGAAAGCCGGGAAACTCTGGATCGACTACGACTACACGCCAGTGCCGCCACTGGAAAACCTGATGCTGCGCCAGCGCATCACTGACCGTTACCTGGTGGATTTCACCACCCGCGTAAGTGCATAAGGGGGACCCATGGCCTTACCACGCAAGTTAAAACACCTGAATATTTTTAACGCCGGTAACAACTGGATGGGCATTGCTGAATCCGTCACCCTGCCGAAATTTACCCGCAAGCTGGAAAACTACCGCGGCGGTGGTATGCCCGGTTCAGTCGGTATTGATCTGGGGCTGGATGATGGCGCGCTGGATACGGAAATGACCATCGGCGGTACGGAGGCGCTTCTGTTTAAACAGATGGGCAAAGCCACGGTGGACGGCGTGCAGCTGCGCTTTACCGGGTCTATTCAGCGCGACGACACCGGCGAAGTGCAGGCCGTTGAGCTGGTCGTCCGTGGGCGCCACAAAGAGGTGGATTCCGGCGAGTGGAAAACCGGCGAGAGCAATTCCACCAAGGTCAGCAGCGTTAACTGTTACGCGAAGCTGACCATTAACGGTGAAGTGCTCTATGAGGTCGATGCGATCAACATGATTGAAGTTGTTGATGGTGTTGACCTGATGGAAGAACACCGTAACGCCATCGGTCTGTAATTTTTTCCTGGCGCGCGAGGTCGCGCCAGCCAACCCATAACAGGAAAAGAGCATGAGTGAGAAAACAGAAGCAACGGTGAAACTGGATAGCCCGATTAAGCGCGGTGATACCACGATTACGGAAATTGTGCTGCGTAAGCCGCAATCCGGCGCGCTGCGCGGTACGCGACTGCAGGCGGTGATGGAGATGGACGTGGCCTCTATGATGACCGTGATCCCCCGCATCTCCACACCAACGCTGACCCCGCAGGAAATGGCGGACCTCGACCCGGCAGACCTGGCCGCGATGTCTGTCGAGGTGGTCCTTTTTTTGTTGCCGAAGTCGGCACTTGCCGATTTGCCGACAGCCTGACGGTAGATGATCTGGTGGCGGATATCGCCACGATCTTTCACTGGCCGCCGTCCGTCACTGACGTTATGCCGCTGACGGAAGTGCTGGAGTGGCGGCACAGAGCGATAATGCGTAGCGGGGCCAGCGATGAGTGATAAAAACCTGCGCCTGCAGGTGGTTCTGAATGCGGTTGATAAACTCACCCGCCCTTTAAAAAATGCGCTGGCTGGCTCGAAGGAGCTGGCCTCCGGCATCCGGCAGACCCGTGATCAGCTTAAACGGCTTAACGACGCGGGGAGCCAATTAAAATCTTTTGATCAACTCTCACAGAGCCTGAACCGGACCAGCAACGAGCTGGACCAGGCGAGGCTGCGTGCGCAGATGATGACGCGCGAACTGGCAGCGCTCGAATCCCCTACGAAAAAACAGACGCAGGCGCTTGAGGCGCAATGGCGCGCCGTATCACGCCTGGAACAAAAGCAGGGGCAGGAAACGCGGCAGATGGCGGCAGCCAGGGCGGAGCTGTACCGCCTTGGCATCTCTGCGGGCGGCGGTGCCCGTGAAACAGCCCGCATTACCCGCGAAACTGATCGCTATAACCAGCAGCTGGCAGAGCAGGAGCGGCGCTTGCGGGGCGTGGGCGAGCGCCAGCGCAAGCTGAATGCGATCAGGGCCAAAGCTGACAAGATGCGCGACGTGCGTAACAACCTGGCGGGGAACGGTGCCGGGATGATGGCCGCCGGGGTGACAACGGGCGCGACGCTGCTGGCGCCTATTCGCGCCTACTCGGAATCAGAGAACGCCGCAAACCAGCTGGCAGGCTCAATGATGGGGCCGGGCGGAAAGGTGGCGCCTGAGTTCATGAAACTAAACAAACTGGCAATAGCCCTGGGGGACCGGTTGCCCGGTACCACGGCAGATTTTCAGAAGATGATGACCATGTTACGCCGTCAGGGGATGTCAGCGCAGGTTATCCTGGGCGGGCTGGGTGAGTCGGCGGCTTACCTTGGCGTGCAGCTGCAGATGGCGCCGACGGAGGCGGCAGAGTTTGCCGCAAAACTGCAGGATGCCACGCAGACCACCGAAAAGGACATGATGAGCCTGATGGATGTGATCCAGCGGGGTTATTATGCGGGCGTTGACCCCGGCAATATGCTGCAGGGTTTTTCGAACATTGGTAGTGCAATGGATATTATCCGTCAGAAGGGATTGGGGGCAACGAAGGTATTTGCACCATTGCTGGTGATGGCGGATCAGATGGGGATGGCTGGCGAGTCAGCAGGGAATGCCTACCGTAAAATATTCCAGGCTGTCATGGATACCAAAAAAGTTAATAAAGCCAATGCCTCAATTAAAGGAGCAGGGGTCAAATTAGATTTTACTGATGGAAAAGGGGAATTTGGTGGACTGGATAAGCTATTTGCCCAGCTTGAAAAGTTAAAAAAATTAAACACAGAGCAAAGGCTTGCGGCACTTAAAACGGTTTTTGGTGATGATGCCGAAACGCTAAAAGTATTAAATAACATGATCAGTAAAGGGATGTCTGGTTATCGTGAAACAGTAGCGAAGCTGGAGAACCAGGCAACCCTGCGCGAGCGCGTCGATGCATCGCTTAATACCTTGGGCAACAAATGGGAAGCCGCTGGCGGCTCCTTTACCAACGCCATGGCGAGCATCGGTGAAACCGTCGCGCCGGTGCTGAAAAATATTGCGGACTGGCTGGGTAATCTGGCGTCCGCGCTGGATGGTTTTGTGAAGCGTCATCCGCAACTGACGGCGGCGCTATTTAAAATTGCGGCCGTATTTGCCGTGGTAGCTACCGCAGCGGGTGTGGTGTCACTGGCCCTTGCATCCATTTTGGGACCTATGGCGGTAGTGCGGGTAAGTGCTGGCATTCTCCAGCTTAAATTTGCTTCTGCGTTTGGTCTGGTCACAAGAGTAATTGGCGGCGCAGGCCAGGCGGTCATCTGGTTAGGCCGGTTGATGATGGCTAACCCCATTCTGGCGATAGTTGGCCTGATTGCGATGGGAGCCATCTATATCTGGCAGAACTGGGAAACGCTGGGGCCGAAGTTTAAAGCACTGTGGGATGCCATCACGTCAGAGGTGTCAGTAGCCTGGGCTGTGATTAAGCAGACCATAAGCAGCAAATGGGATGAAATTCTGAGTGATATTGCCGCGCTGCCCGCAAAATTTAAAGCGGTGGGCGGGGCGATTATTGACGGCATCCTGAGTGGTATCAATGAGAAATGGGAAACGCTTAAGAGCAAGCTGGCATCGGTCAAAAGCTATCTCCCGGACTGGATGACCGGCGGCGATAATTCGCAGGGCGCCTCACCGCAGAAAAAGACCCCAGGATTTTTCGCGGGGATGTATGACAGCGGTGGTTATATTCCACGTGGGCAGGTGGGTATTGCTGGCGAGAATGGCCCGGAGCTGATTAACGGTCCGGCCTTTGTGACCAGCCGCAGGAGAACTGCCGCGCTGGCGTCCGTAGTCGCCGGAATGATGGGGGGAGCAATGCCAGCAGAGGCCGCCCCACTTCATCCCATGAGTCTGCCGGCATCTTCATACCGTCCTGTAACTGATAAGCCAGCAGGCAGCCAGCCTGTATTCCAGTTTGAAACCCAGGCACAAATTATTATCCAGGCTCTGCCCGGTCAGAGCGCGCAGGATATTGCGCAGGAAGTTGCACGGCAGCTTGATGCGCGCGAGCGACGCATGAAGGCGAAGGCCCGCAGCAATTTCAGTGATCAAGGGGGGTACGATTCATGATGATGGTCCTGGGTTTGTTTGTGTTTCAGCTGCGCACGGTTCCCTATCAGCAACTGCAGTATCAGCGGAACTGGCGCCATGTGACCAACAACCGCGTTAATCGCCGTCCGACAACGCAATTTTTGGGGCCAGATAACGATCAGCTGACGCTCTCCGGCGTCCTCATGCCGGAAGTGACCGGCGGCCGGTTGTCGTTGCTGGCGCTGGAGCTGATGGCAGAGCAGGGGAAGGCGTGGCCGCTGATCGAGGGTGGTGGGACTATCTACGGCATGTATGTGATTGAGAGCCTTAACCAGACGAAAACGGAATTTTTCGCCAGTGGGGAAGCCAGGAAAATAGAGTTTTCGCTGGGGCTTAAACGGGTGGATGAGTCCCTGTCTGAAATGTTCGGTAGTCTGAGCGATCAGCTTAGCAGTCTGCAGGATTCTGCAGCCGCCGCAGTAGGGAACATCAGATCCACGGTAGGAGGGTTGCTGCAGTGAGCGAGATGGCTGATTTACTCAACCTCGGAAGCAAGACTCCGGCCTTTCGGATCGTGATTGAAGGCAAAGATGCCACGCAGACGCTGGATAAACGTCTGCTGGGTATGACACTGACCGACAACCGCGGATTTGAAGCTGACCAGCTTGATCTGGAGCTGGACGACGCCGACGGCCTGGTAATTATGCCGCGTCGTGGCGCAGTGATTTCTCTGGCGCTGGGATGGAAAGGCGAGCCGCTGTACTCAAAAGGTAAGTTTACCGTAGACGAAATAGAGCATAGCGGTAGCCCGGACAGGCTGACAATCCGTGCCCGTAGTGCTGATTTCAGGGAAACGCTGAATGTCAGGCGTGAGAAGTCCTGGCACAAAACGACGGTGGGCGATGTGGTGAAAGACATTGCCGCGCGGCACAGCCTTAAAGTTGCTATAGGAAATGATGTTGCTGCGATGGCGCTGGATCACCTGGACCAGACCAACGAAAGCGACGCCAGCTTTTTAATGAAGCTGGCGCGGCAGTATGGCGCGATTGCCTCAGTCAAGGAAGGTAATCTGCTGTTTATCCGGCAGGGGCAGGGGAAAACAGCAAGTGGTAAACCGTTGCCGGTCATCACTATTACCCGTAAGGACGGAGACAGTCACCGGTTTAGCCTGGCTGACAGGGGAGCATATACGGGTGTTATCGCTCACTGGCTGCATACCCGGGAACCGGAAAAGAAAGAAACGGCAAAGGTGAAGCGCCGCCGGAGGACGACAAAACCCAAAGAGCCGGAAGCAAAGCAGGGGGATTACCTGGTCGGAACGGATGAGAATGTGCTTGTTCTGAACCGTACCTATGCGAACCGCAGTAATGCAGAACGGGCAGCAAAAATGAACTGGGAGCGGCTGCAGCGCGGTGTGGCGTCATTTTCTCTCCAGCTGGCAGAAGGCCGCGCGGATCTCTATACGGAAATGCCCGTTAAGGTCAGCGGTTTTAAACAGCCCATTGATGATGCGGAATGGACCATCACAACGTTAACGCACACGGTAAACCCGGATAGCGGATTCACGACCAGCATCGAACTGGAAGTGAAAATAGATGATCTCAATATTAAATAATTGGTTCTCTATATTGATATTGTGTATTATTAACACGACTTCAGAGGCGGCGGCGGAGAAACGGAGATGATGAATTGCCCAAAATGCGGACATGCGGCGCATACACGAAGTAGCTTTCGAGTAACAGACCAGACAAAAGAGCGGTATTGTCAGTGCCAGAACATCAATTGCGGTGCTACATTTATTACTCACGAAACCGTCGTGAGGTTCATCATGACGCCAGGTGTAATTGATAACGCCCCGCCGCATCCGGCAACAAGTGGGCAGGGGCATATGAATTTTTGAGCTTTTAACCTACAAATCGAAGAGGGTTTACGGAATAGGTTTGATAAAGCTTTGCCTGTAAGCCCGCGCTTCATCAAAAGTCATCTTGCCCGTGTTTTTACATTCAGCCCCGCCAGCATCTATCTCAAAACCTTGATCAAGTGAGACGTTGAGTAACCTAATCTTCTTAATTGTTTCGGGTTTCCACTTATGCATTGATAGGTCAGTGCAAATGCCTTCAAACATTGCATCAGCTGCATCAATGTGCAACTTCTGTTTGCTGTATTTGATCGAGAGTACTCCGCTTTCTAGGCTATGCGTCCTTGTGTCAAATACAGCAATTAAATTTTCTATCGAGTCAGGGATCTTGTCGGCGAAAACGTTACATGAAGCCAAGAGTAACAGCATCAAAAGAGATTTTTTCATATTAGTAGTCCTTTGCATGGTTAAATGTCTGCCGCCATTTTGCCGCCACGGTCCAAAAAAAAGGGGCTACGTTTTCACGTAACCCCTTGTTTTATTTGGTGGAGCTGGCGGGAGTTGAACCCGCGTCCGAAATTCCTACATCCTCGGCACTACATGCTTAGTCAGTCTTTACATTCGCTTGCCAGCTGCGGACAGACACGCCACTAACAAACTAGCCTGATTAGATTTAACGCTTCAACCCCAGGCAGGGCATCCACGCGATCTCTTTTGGGTTTGACCTCTCTTTGATCCCCGTCTTAAGAGCGGAAGCTAGGGAGAGAGGGCTCAGAGCAGGTTATTAAGCTGCTAAAGCGTAGTTTTCGTCGTTTGCGACTATTTTTTGCGGCTTTTTACGAGGCCAACCGCCCCTCGGCATGCACCTTGGGTTTCGCAAATCCCGTCGAATCCAGAATCAGCCCCAATGTGTAGGTCAAGTATAACAGATTTGTGAATGTCGTTACCAGCCCCATCACGCAGGATTATTTCAGCAGGGTGGACGAAAAATCAGCATCAACAAGGATATAGCGTAAGGGCCAGCGAGAGCTGGCCCTCGGGGAGTGGAGATTAACGTCCGGCGTGCTTCATAATACGCGCCTTATCCAGCGCCCATTCACGATCTTTCAGGTCGGTACGCTTGTCGTGCTGTTTCTTACCTTTGGCGACGCCGATTTTCACTTTGCACCAGGCGTTCTTCCAGTACAGCGACAGGGCGACGACGGTGTAACCTTCGCGGTTAATGCGGCCGTACAGCGTGTCCAGCTCACGCTGGTTGAGCAGCAGCTTACGGGTGCGCGTCGGGTCGCAGACATAGTGGGTGGAAGCCACGGCCATGGGCGTAAAGTTGGCGCCGAACAGGAAGGCCTCGCCATCCTTCAGGATGACATAGCTATCGCCGATGTTGGCTTTACCTGCACGCAGGGATTTGACCTCCCAGCCCTGCAGGGCGAGACCAGCCTCGTATTCATCTTCGATAAAGTATTCGTGACGGGCGCGTTTATTCAGCGCAATGGTGGCTGATCCAGGTTTGTGGGCTTTTTTCTTAGTCAT